ATGTGCGGTGGCAAAGTCGTTCGACAAGATCCAGAAGCAGACGCGGCAGCAGCAGCGCAAAAGGCTGTGACTGAAACCAATGCCAAAAAAGCACAGCGTCGCACTTTAAACCAGACCAGCGCTTTAGGTTCAGCTTTGACACCTGATAGTGGCGCAGCAACTAAAACAAAGTTAGGCGGTGGCTAATGGATAACGGCGCTCAAAAGTTTTGTCGTCGTTTAGGTCAATTACGGCTTGAACGATCTATTCATGAATCTCATTGGTCTGAATGCTACAAGTTCGGAGCGCCTGAACGTCAGCAAAACTTTAGCTCTACAAGTGATAACAAAGGTCAGCGTGAGAATGAGCGCGCAGACCTTTACGACTCTACAGCGTCCGATTCTGTCCAAGTGCTTACGTCAATGATCATGAACGGCGTTACACCAGCTAATGCTATTTGGTTCAAAGCACAACCAGATGGCATTGATGACCTAGCAGAACTTACTGAGGGCGAACGCTGGCTTGAAGATGTGTGTCAATTCATTTGGCGCAATATTCATGCTGCTAACTTTGATAGTGAAAGTTTTGAAACGGTCACAGACGTTGTTACAGCAGGCTGGGGCGTTCTCTACATTGACATCGATCGAGAAGCAGGCGGCGGCTATGTATTTGAATCATGGCATCCGGGTAACTGCTTCATTGCTTCAACTCGTGCAGATGGACAGATCGATACGATTTACCGCGAACATACGATGACAGCCGAGACAATGATCAACACCTATGGTGAAGAGAATTGTCATTTACGCGTTGTACAAATGGCACGTACAGCACCAGACACACGTTTTAAGCTTTTGCATGTGATTGAACCACGCAAGCAAAAAGGCGCTGGACAGCTCAACAAAGCGATGCCATTCGCTTCATATCACATTGATGTAGACAATAATCAAATTCTGAAAGAATCAGGCTTTCACGAGTTCCCATGTGCTATTCCACGCATGCGCCGTTTGCCTAATTCAAACTATGGCAATGGACAAATGACTATTGCCTTGCCTGATGCGAAGCAGGCCAATGAACTGATGAAACTTACAGTTCGTTCCGCTGAGCTTCAATTGTGCGGGATGTGGATTGCAGAAGATGATGGCGTATTAAACCCGCATACAGTGCGTATTGGACCACGCAAGGTAATCATTGCGAATAGTGTCGATTCTATGAAGCGACTAGATGACGGCGCGAACTTCCAACTTCCTGAATATCTGTTAGCAAACTTACAAGGCGGCATTCGCAAAAAGCTTATGGCAGACCAGTTGCCGCCAGTTGGCACACAGCAGATGACAGCAACCGAGATTCACACTCGCGTTGAGCTAATTCGCCAGATGTTAGGCCCAATGTACGGACGTTTGCAGACTGAATATTTAATTTCAATTCTCGATCGTTGCTTTGGTCTTGCTTTACGTGCTGGCGCTTTAGGACAGCCACCACAGGAGCTTTTAGGCCGCAATCTGTCATTCAAGTTTGTATCACCGCTAGCACGATCACAACGCTTAGAGGAAGTGATTGCGACTGAGCAATTCGTTGCAAGTGTTGGTGAGATGGCAAATGTAGAGCCGACCATTTTAGACAACGTTGATTTTGATGCAGTAGCAGTGGTTACAGGCACAGGCCGAGGCGTACCGCAAAACATCATGCGTACAACGGAAGAAGTCGCAGAGCTTCGCAAAGCCCGTCAGAAGGCCAAAGAAGAGCAAGCGGCAGCACAGCAACAACAAGCAATGCAACAAACCATTTTAGAGAAAGGCGGCGATGCACTAGCACAGAGCATGGGCGGTCAATTAGGTACTGAGGTAATGCAATGATTTATTTAATTTGTTTTCTAATTCTGTTGGTAGTTATTGATTTTATTGCCTTGTTCAAGCAGCGTCAAAAATTAAAAGCTACGGAAGAAAAATATTGGGATGAAAATCGACTGCATCTTGATACCCAAATCAAGCTGGAAAAAGCAGAAAACCAAATTTTAGAGCTTTTAAATCCACCGCCACAGAGTGAAGAAGCCAAAGAAGAAACAGAAGAGCAAGGCAACTTTGTACGACTAAAACGCATGAAGCGTGCAACACCTGAAACGTACCGAAATCTATTTGATTTGGATGTGAACGGCCAGCGCGTACTTGAACATTTAACCATGGTCTTTTGTAAAGACGCATTTGTACCAGACGACAAAGGTGGAGAGCGTGAGACGTGCTACAGGCTTGGTTCTCAAAGCGTTATCAACTTCATCATAAACAACATTAATCAGGCTAATAACCCGAACTACAAGGAACAAGATAATGACTGATCAAAATATTCAAACAGAAGACAACCAAGAGCAAACACAAACCCAGACTTCTGCTTTGGGTGGTGGTCAAGAGCCTACTACTCAAGAAGGTGGCGATCAGGGCGGTCAAGAACAGCAGCAACAGCCTTCTGTAGTACCTGAATCTATCGATGATTACAAAGTTGATATCGAAGGCTTTGACTTTGACGAATTTAAAGCCATTCCCGAAAACCAAGAGTTTCTAGAGCGTGCACGTGCCGCGGGTTTTGATGGCGAAAAGTTAAATTTCTTGCTTGGTGAATATAGCCAGCTATTGCCGAAGCTTATGGAGCAGACCGCCGCATTAGATGCTGAGGGATGCGTACAGGCAATGAAAGAAGTATGGCAAGGCGATACAGATAAAAACTTTGGCTTTGCTCATGCTGCTGCACAGAACGTAATTCAGAACGGCATTTTGACACCAGAAGAAGTGAATAGCCCTGAGTTTGGAAACAATCCTCTCGTTTTAAAAATGGCTGCGTATTTTGGTCAGCAACTTCAAGAAGATACACCGCCTCCTAATACACAGCAAAGCGGTGGTGAAGATATTCAATCATTGATGGCATCAGATGCGTATCTGGATGAAAAGCATCCCGACCACAAACGTGTCTATACGCAAGTTCAGAACTGGCATCAAAAGCAGTACAAATAAGGGGTAGAGCATGCCTATTGTAAATGAGAATAAGATCACGTCGGCGTTTGTAATTCAGTATGCAAACACGTACGAAATTGCAGCAATGCAAAATGAATCACGATTACTGAGAACAGCAGTAAACCGTGGGAAAATTGAAGGTGAATCATTCACTATTAACGACATGGGACAAGTTGAAATGCAGGCTTCTGGCTCGCGTTTTGGTGATACCACGTGGACAATTCCTGATGCTGGTGTGCGTACAGCATTAATGACAGATTTTGATTTATTTATCCCGATTGAAAGTCGTGACTTGCCAAAGTTAAAGGCTAATCCAACCGATAAATACATGAAAAATTTGATTAGTGCTCGTAACCGTAAAGTTGACGACATTATTTATCAAGCATTAATTGGTGGTGTAACTCGTACCACTGTGAATGATGCTGGTGCTAAATCAACAACTACTGTTGCTTTGCCAAATACTCAGATCATCCTTTCAAGTTTTGGCACATTGAAACAACAGTTGCTTAAAGCTAAATCGCTTTTCCGTGAAAATGAGTGCGATGAGCATAACGGCGAAGTACTTAACGTCACATATAACAGCCGCATGATGGAATTGTTGTTGTCTGAAACTCAATTCATGAGCGCTGACTACATGGCAGTTAAGATGCTTCAAGAAGGCGATGTTTCGGGTAAGTGGTTAGGTCTTAACTGGATCCCTTACAACAAATTGAATAATGGTGCTGGTGGCGCGACAGAACGCCGTAGCTGTATGTACACAAGCACAGCGGTTCACTTTGGTGATGCTGATATCACAGGCTTTGACATCTCTAAACGTCCAGACAAAAAGAACATTAGCCAAGTTGGTGGTGTTACTTCAATGGCGGCTGGTCGTGCAAGTGAACAAAAAGTCGTAGCGTTTGACTTTGTAATTTAATCCTTATTCCCATCACCTTAGGGTGGTGGGTTTTTTATTATCGAAATATAGGAAAATAAAATGAATCTGCCAACTAATGAAGTAAGCGGTGAATTGATCCATAAAGATAATAATGGTGTATGTGTTGAACACATGATCGCACCTGATTATCCAGACGGCCATTGGTATCAAATTTTTCATTCAGAAAAATTCACAGTTGATATTACTTTTCAAAATGGTCCAATTAAAGAACATGGTGTAAATGGCTTAACAAGTGAAGCACTGTTATCTATTCTTATTCACCGTACAAAGATTCTAAACGATCGATTCCCATGTGATGAAAATAAGCGTGCAATCACCTATATGGAAAATGCATTAGCTCTATTTGAACAGCGAACTAAAGACCGTTTATCGCGTGGTGTAGAAGGTCAGAATAAGATTTAACACACAATAAACCCTACTTAAAACCCGCCCAATATAATCAAAATTGAGCGGGTTTTTTATTATGACAACTACAAATATCACCATTTGCAATCAGGCTTTGGGGATGCTGGGCGCTAAAGGTATCTCTTCATTTGAAGAAAATACTGAGAACGCACGGCGTTGTGCAGCACTATATGCCCCAACACGTAAAGCATTATTGCGTATGCATCCATGGTCATTTGCTAAGCGCCGTGTACAACTGGCACCAGTATCAACACATCCATCATTTGGCTATCAACATGCTTTCCCTTTGCCACGTGATTTTATTCGTGTGTATGACGCTGGGGAAATCGAATATGAGGTTGAGAGCCGTCATATCCTTGCTAACACTAGCCTAATTAACCTTATCTATGTTGCTGACGAGCAAAACGAAGAAATGTGGGATTCACTTTTTAGTGAGTGCATGGCGCTGTATCTCGTTAGAAAGCTTGCCAAACCAATCACAGGCAGTAGCGCAGAAGGTGAAGAGGCATGGCAAGAGCTTAGAAATATGCTCAAGCAAGCGCGTGCCATCAATGGACAAGAGCGACCAGCGCAAGACTTTGCAGCTAATGACTCCTCACGACTTATGGAGTCACGCTACTAATGAAACAGTATGTCATTAAAAATAATTTCAGTGCCGGTGAACTATCACCAACTTTGTACACGCGCACAGACATTCAACAATATGGGAATGGTGCTAAAAAATTACTTAACGTGATTCCACTTGTTGAAGGTGGGATTCGGAAAAGACCAGGCACGTTTTTTGTGAATCTGTATGAAAATGCAGTTCGCTTAATTCCGTTTGTTGTTAACTCAAATCAGGCATACATGCTTATTTTGAAGCCGTTAGCAATTGATATTTACAACCCAAGAACTAAAGAAATCGTAGCAACGGTAACAACACCATACACAGCAGCACAAATACCAGAATTACAGTTTGTACAGTATCGATATGAGATGTTTTTCACTCACAATGATGTGCCTGTACAGCGTTTCCGTAGCTCTACAGACTTTAGTAACTGGGAGTTTAGCGAGTTTGTTTATACCAATGCTCCGACAGACTCCGAAAGCGCGAGAAGCCCATTTCGTAAAGGCACGCCGTCAGGTAAGGATATTGGATCATTTGTATCTTTTACGCTGGATGACATTAACGCATGGGTAGAAATAACAACTTACTTGGTCGGTGATGTAATTAGCTATGACAGCAAGTTATATCAAGGGCTTAAAGATGGTGCAGGCCATCAACCAGATATATCACCGACATATTGGGTCGAGATTACAACCGATACAAGCGGTTTTACAGCTGCAGATGTCGGAAGCTTTATTGATGTAAATAGCGGCATTATCAAAATTACTGAGTTTGTAGGTGCAAATCAGGTCAATGGTGAAGTACTTGTAAAACTTGAGTCGGACATCAAAGCCATTGAACGTGCTTGGTCTATATTGCCGCCTGCTTTCAATAGTACAGATGGTTACCCACGTTGCTGCATGTACTTCAAGCAACGTTTAGTTTTGGCTAATACTAAAAAAGCGCCTAACAAAATTTGGTTTAGTGCTGTAGGCGGGAATGCTAACTTTCTCGAAACCACAGATGATGGGGATGCTTTCAGTGTCGTGTCTGCATCTGGTCTAGCCAATAGTATTTTATTTCTTGAAGCCCAGCGCGGTGTTGTCTGCTTAACTTCTGGCGGGGAATACCTTGTAAGTAGTGATGGGGCATTGACTCCCACAACTGTAAACATTGATGAAAACTCAGCTATTGGCACCTATCCGTTGACTCGTCCTTGTCGTGTCGGGAATGAGATTTTATTTATTCAACGTGGGGGTGGTCGTGTACGAGCTTTGTCTTATCGGTACGAAGTTGATGGATTAGTAACGCCAGAGATTAGTTCTTTATCTTCTCACATTGGGAAATCTCATGGCGGGATTAATGAAGTTTGCTATCAACAAGAGCCTGAAAGTATTGTCTGGTGTGTGCTAGGTGACGGCAAGGTTGCATCGATAACATTCAACCGTGACCAAGATGTTATAGCTTGGGCAAATCAAGACTTTGGCGGCACAGTTAAAAGCATGTGTTCGGTGCCGACTGGCTTGGGGTCTGATTTATGTTTCATGCTGATTGATCGCAACGGCACAATGTGCCTAGAACAAGTTTCATTTGATGCCTATTTAGATTCACAACGTACGGCAACTCTTGCAAGTAACACTTTAGAAAAAACATCTTTCTCTTATTTAAAAGATCTGGCTGTAAATCAGTTGGACGGTGAATCAATTTTCTATGTGAGTTTTACTGAGACAGAAACAGAAATGAAGTTTCAACGAATGGTAGACCAGACTATTAATTATGGTCAGACCATCCGAAGTGAGGCAGTTTTGTTGCCGCCAGAACTGAATCAAAATCCATCTTCAACTTTACTTTTTAAAGCCAAAATTGACCGTACAGCATTCTTTTTTAATGAGACTCTGGCTGCGGAACTTAACGGCGATCTTATTGAGCTGTTCACTTTTGATAGCACACCAATGGACTCACAAAAGCCTAAAACTGGCTTCTATTTAGTTGAAGGGGGCACATGGGAAGACCTTCACTCTGTGCCGATTAAGATAACACACAACAAACCTTTGCCTTTCCACTTGCAAGCTATAGCCATGCAACTATCGATCAATGAGAGATAACCATGAGAATACGCCTTGCTACCCTTCAAGATATCCCGATGCTGGTACATATGGGTGGTGCATTCGTCAGTGAATCACCTGTATTTAAAAACCGTGGGTATATACCTGATAAAGCGGCTAAGCACTTTAAATGGTTGCTTGATGGTAATGGCGTAATTTTTCTGGCCATTCAAAAAGGGCAAATCGTTGGCGGCTTTGCTGGTTGTATCTCAACTGATTGGTACTCAGACCATAAGCTTGCATACGACCACGTTATGTATGTAAGGCCAGATCATCGACACGATGGAATTGCTAAGGCTTTGGTACAAGCGTTCATTGGCTGGGCCGTTGGCATGGGTGCCAATAATATCTGTTGTGGTACTTCAACCATGGTAAATACGCAAAATTGCATTGATCTTTATACGTCATTGGGCTTTCAGCTTTCAGGCGCCGTTTTAGAAATGAAGGTGTGATTATGGATAATGAAGCTTTGCAAATTGAAAAAGTAGAAACATTAAAACGTATTTTAAGTAATCCTGACCGCCGCACTTATCTTGAAGTAGTGAAACGCATTCAAGAGCAAATTCTTGATGGTATTGCTACTGATGAACTCGAAGAGCGTGAACCGCCAGTTATTCATCATTTCGCACCTGATATTTATATGCGCCAGATGGATGCAGCCGAAGGCACGTTAGTCATTAGCAGAATGCACAGCACTGAGCACTTAAATATTTTGCTTAAAGGTGCGGTATCACTAATCACCGAAGATGGGATTAAAACCCTTCATGCGCCGAAAATTATGAAGTCATTACCCGGTACTAAACGCATCGGATATTTTCATGAAGATAGTTCTTGGCTGACTATCCACCCAACAAAAGAAACTGATGTTGCAAAGCTGGAGGAAGACTTAACTATTCCTGAAAGCGAAATAGATAACTTTCTGAAAAGCATTGGTTTTCAAGATAAGGAGTTTATTGCATGAGTATGGCATATGTTGCGGTAGGTGCAGCCGCATTAAGTGCAGCAATTTCAGGGTATTCAGCTTATTCAACAAACAAGACACAACAAGAACAGGCAGAGGCTGATGCAGAAGCATCAAAAGCAAGTGGACGTTTAGAAGCTGAACGTATTCTAAAACAAAAAAATAGAGTTCAGTCGGCAGCACGTGCACAGGCGGCTGAGAATGGTTTAAGTGTGAATGAAGGCACAACAGTCACGATTAATGACAAGATCGAGCAGGATGCACAATACGATGCGGCTTTATCTGAAACCGCAGGCTATAACGCATCTCAACGTTTAAGAGCCGAAGCAAGTATTTATAAGAGCAATGCAAACACGGCGGCAGCAACAGGAGTACTAAACACTGTTTCAACTGGCGCAAGTGGCTTGTCTAAAGCTGGTGGTGGCAGTGGATCTAAAGGAGGCTGGAAGTAATGGCACGTATTCCTATGGGTAACTTTGGAAACGCTACGCCACAGGTTGAGCGTATCCAAATGCCACAAAACCAAAGCGGGCAGATGATTGCTAATACTCTTCAAAATGTTAGTAATACAGCAGGGCAAATCTTTGAGAAGCGCGATCAAGAGCAACGCCAGCAAGAAGTCACAGCTAAAAACATTGAGCTTTATAATAACCAACTTGAGGCAAAAGAAGGCCAATTAAAGCTAGATGAGTCGTTGTCTACCGATTTTAATGACAAGGTGGTTGATATTAAAAACCGTCTTGGCAATGGCACAATCAATGCTAAGCAGGCAGATGAAGAGCTAAATGCTTTCTCAACTCAAAAATTCACAGAATTGCAGCCTAATTTACCGGGTCATGCACAAGATGAACTAAAAAAATATTGGGATAACAATGTTGTTCGCCAGCGCTCTTCGTTCATGGGTTTGCAATTACGTGCAGATGAGCAAAAAGGCGGTGTTCTAGCTGATCGTTATTTTGATGTGGCTACACGTATGAGCCGTGAAGAAGGTAAGAAATATCTTTCTGATAACTTAATGGGCTTGCCTTTATCTGAAGCTCAAAAAAGCGAGTTGGCAGTCAAGTATGAAACTGCACGTGATGTGAATGATATCAATTCAAAAATCACCGAGGCCATTGCAGGCAGTGACATCGAAGCGCTCAAGAAAACTGCATCAGGCCTAAAAGAATACAAGTTTATTGACGGCGCTACAGTACAGAAATTTCAGACCGAAATTCAAAGCAAAATTACTACGCTTGAGCAACGTCACCAAGTGAATGAGAACAAGCGAATTAATGAGGCTGAAAAGGTTTTAAATGAATTTAAGCAAAGTACTTTGACTGGTCGTCCACTTGATTTGAAATATCAAGGTGATGTTGAACAGGCTGTAAAAGGTACGCCGTCAGAAAAAGAATATGAGTTCTATAAAAAACAATCTACAGACTTTATTCGCTTTCAAGGCTTATCAACTGATCAACAATTAGCTGAGATTAATAGTCGTAAAGCTAAGATGAAAAAGAGCTCATCAGCAGATCCAGTCGGTGAAAATAAAATCTTAGCTACATATCAAAGCATTTACGACAACAAGCTGAAAACAGCAAAAGAAAACCCGACTCAGGCATTGCGAGAAAAAGGCATTGAACTGCCAGAAGTTGATGCTATGACGATGCGTGTTAATCCAAATCAGTTTGCTAAGAACATTATTACGATTGGCTCTTACCAAGTGGCACAACGTGATAAGGATCCGAACGCAACGATTAAGCCTATTCCAAATGAAGCGTTACCAGCAGCAAAACAAGCATGGGAAGCGGCAAGCGTAGATCAGAAACTAAATTTAATTGGTTCTATGATTGAGCAAACCAAAGGCGTGAAGAATGGTGCGAAAATTTGGGGTGAAGCTCTAGGCCAATTGGGCAACGGTGATCAAGCTTATCAAATGGCGGGCTATGCACGTGCTAACAACTTCCGTTCTGATGCTGGTTTAGATGTGGCAACGGCAATTGTTGCGGGCAAACAGGCCCTCAAAAATAAGCAAATGATTCAACCGAAAGACGCATTGCTTAAAGAAAAGTTTAACCAGTATGTAGGGCAATCTGTATCAGGTGAAACAGCAAATCTTAACTATGCTGCATTTCAGTCTATCTATGCTTACCTTACCGAAGCGCGTGGGCAAACACACAAGGATGCAGACGAGTACAAAGACGAGATAGGTCGTACCGCATTGGGCCTTGCTACTGGTGGAGTTTATACGCAAAAAGGCGGCTTTAAGGATTATACAGATCGCGGTATTTCAGATTGGAAAGTGTCTAAACCATACGGAATGACTGACTCAACTTTCGAGTCAAAAGTTCAGAAAGGTTATTCAGATATTTCTAAAGCAACAGGTATGTCTGTAAATGATCTTGATAACTTTCGACTAGCTCGTTCAACCACTAAAGCATCTAATGGCGACTTAATGTATGACCTTATCAATGAACGTGGTCGCCCTCTGGTTGTAAAAGGTGCTGTTTGGCGTATACGCATGACAGGGGTGACTAAATAATGAGTAACTGGTTATCAGATTTATCAAGCGAAAATCAGCAAGACTTTGAAGAACTCAATAGCAAAGGCTTGCAACATCCTGACATTCGAACAAATGAACCAAGCGTTTTTTCTGGCGCAATTTCTTCACCTTTCCGTGGTGCTGCAATTGGTTTAAACAAAGTTGGTGATGCGATTTCGGCGCCGATCGATGCAGTTGTAGACCGTGTTAGCTATAGCTTAAAAGACGTATCTACAAACGAATTTATTGAACCGTACGAAGAGTATAAAGCTAAGCGCGAAAAGGCTCGAGATAATCTTGTTTATGGAACTATTGATAAGTTAGAAGACAAAGAAAATACTGGTGTTGTTGGTCGTTTCGGTGTTGGTGCTGGTGATTACTTATTCCGCGGTTCTTTAGGTGCTGTAACTGGCGGTATGGTTGGTGCCGCAACACTTACAGGCGGCTCTACAGGTAATTATGTTTACAACGATTTAACTCGTAAAGGTGTTGATGAAGACACGGCTTTACAGGTCGCTGGTGTTAATGCTGTAGGTGATGCTGTAGGTACAGTATTGCCAATGAGTTACGGCTTTCGTGGTTCAGGTGGAATAATTAAGGATGCTGCCTTATCAATTGGTGGGGCGACTGGCTTAAATACTGCTACCCAATATGCTAGTAATCAGATTCTTGAAGCTTCGGGTTATGACAAACAGGCTAAACAATATGAAGTTACAGGCGAGTCAGTAGCAACAGACTTATTGCTTAATGCTTTGATGTTTGGTGGGGCGCGTTACTTAGGTTCTAAACAAAACAAATTAGATCAAGACGTTGATACAGAAATAAATCAACTCAATGCCGACGATTTTGAAGCCCGTAATGATGCGATAAATGACACGCTTGTTAAAAATAGCTTTGAGTTTGAAGATACAACTTTGCCGGTACGTACGACAGATCCAGTACAGCAAAATAACCACTATCAAAACTTAGATGCAGCTACCGACCAGATTCTAAAAGGTCAGACTGTAAGCGTGCCGGCTAAAGTGCAAGGAGAGCCGCGTAAAACTACATTTGACTATGCTAATAGCTCTTTACCAACCAATGCAAAACAAATTGCTCTACGCGCAAAACAGTACGGAATAGACCCAAGTGTAGCACTGACAATTAGTCATATCGAAACTGGTGGGCAATTTAGCCATACAGCTAAGAACCCGACTTCAAGCGCTTATGGTCTATTCCAAGTCGTAGATGATTCTTGGAAAAATTTAGGTGGTAAAGATAAAAACAGTGTTGATGAGCAAATAAGAATCGGCTTAAAACATATTAAACAAGCCAATAGCTATATTCGTAAAAGCTTAGGTCGTGAACCTGTAGCACATGAGCAGTACTTAGGGCATTTGCTCGGACCAGGCGGGGCAGTCAAAGTACTTGAGGCAGATCCAAGCCGCCCATTAATTGATGTGGTGCGTTCATACGATGCTAAAAACGCTAATGCCATTGTTAAAAATAACGGCATGGCTGGCATGACTGTAGGTCAAGCTATCAATAAATGGCGCAACAAGTGGAACCAGTTAAGCTCACGCTATGGTGAGGCTAGTCCAGCATATGGAATGGATGGCTCAAGTTATGACTTTGCGTATGAAGTAAAAGATTGGGGCGATTTAATTGCATCTAACGACCGCTTATACGGTGTAAACCCACTTTACCCAAGTGAATTACAACCACGTGACAGAACCCGTGAAGCATCACGCCAGCAAATTGAGCGCATGGCCGATGACTTAAAGCCTGAACTACTTGGCGAGTCTTATAAGCTTTCAGACGGTGCGCCGATTATTGGACCTGACAATATCGTTGAATCGGGTAACGGTCGGACTTTAGCGATTGGCCGAGCTTATGAAAATGGTCGGGCAAGTGCATATCAAGACTTTGTGAATAATTGGGCTAATCAACGTGGCATGGATATAACAGGCATGAAACAGCCTGTATTGGTGCGTACACGCCTTAGTGATGTTGACCGTGTGCAATTCGCTAGACTTGCAAATGAAAGCGATGTAGCGCAATTTAGCGCGACTGAGCGCGCTATGAGTGATTCAGATCGTTTACCAGATTCAACACTACTTAAAATTAATAGTGATGGCGCTATCAACATTGATGGTTCAATGGATTACATCCGCAGTTTCGTAGATCAATTGCCACAGTCTGAGCGTGGATCGGTAATCACTGGTGATGGTCGCCTATCTCAAGAAGGTAAACGCCGAATTGAATCGGCAATTGTACAGCGTGCTTATGGTGATTCTAATTTAGTAACTCGTCTATCTGAAAACTTGGATGATGATAGTAAGAATGTTTTAAATGCTTTACTCCGTGCGGCTCCGCAATTGTCACAGCTTAATGATTTAGTGAAGCAGGGCGGACGCTTTGAAAACTCAATTTCTAACGACTTAGCACAAGCCGCGCAAAAGCTTTCAGACATTAAAGCCAATGGGCAAACCGTCCGCGATTATTTAGATCAAGGTCAACTTATTGATGATGGATTAAGTGATGGAGCAAGAAGATTTCTTGAGGTATTTGATAATAACCGCAAGAGCGCAAAGGCAATTGGTGAATCCATTAGCTCTGAGATTCAGACCATTGAAAACATGGGCGACCCGCGACAAGGCTCGTTGTTTGGCGACACGCCAGAAGGTCAAGCCGCGCTTGATGTGATCTTCTCAAATCCAGATCAACCAATTGCAGTGAACCGCATTAATTCAATGGGTGAGCCAGAAGAATTCACGATGACATTACGTGACTATCACACTGAGCTTGAAGCAGAAATCAAGCAAGCGGATATGGATATTTTGGCAACTCAAACCGCCTTGAACTGTGCTTTGCAATTTGGTTAATTCATAACACAACAAATCCCCACAAACTAAATGCTCAGATAGCTAAAATTATCTGGGCATTTTTTATGAAAGAACAATGCAAACAAGCCGTAGCTAAAGCACTCGGCAAGCAATCCCTCACTGCTCAAGAAGCAACAGACATTGAAACACGTATTAATGAAACTATGCGTAATATGGCGCGTAAGGATCGTGATAAATGGCGTAATCTTTCCGATGCTGAAAAACTGACAGAGGCTTCACAACAAGTTGCTATCGATATTCAAGAACAATTAAAACGCAAGCATAAAATTGCAGCTCAAGACATTCTTAAACAATCCCAAAATATTGCAGCATTAGACCATGGCAAGCTTTCGTCAATGGAAGTTGTAGACCGTATGGTTGCTGCACATGGTGATATGTCAGGCATTCAATCTATTGATTCAAAAGCGCGTGGTATTGCTTCAATTTATCGCGGTGAGCTCGTTGATTTCTACACCAATATTAAAGGCGGTTTAGGAATTTTCACAGATCAAGAATTAGTTCATAAAATTGTGCGTGAGCGTTTCGGCGATAATACGGGCGACCCATTAGCCAAAAAAATTAGCGATAAGATGGGTGATGTTTTTGAAGCCATGCGTGACCGTTTTAACCGGAACGGGGGCGACATTGGAAAGCTTGATAATTGGGGTTTACCACAAACGCATAACTTAGAAAAAATTGCTAAGGCTGGTAAAGAGGCTTGGGTGAGTAAGGCTGAATCACTGATTGATACACGTCAATACGTGCATGAGAATGGTGATTTCTACTCACAGCAAGAAATACGCTCATTACTTGAATATACCTACGATACGTTATCCAGTGATGGGGCAAACAAAATTGAAGTTGGCCGACAAGCTACTGGTGCAGGCACATCAAAAGTGACAAATCGCCATGGTGAAAGTCGCGTTCTCCATTTTAAAGATGCTGATGCATGGCTTGAATATCAATCTGAATTTGGCGGCATGCAGTTTGTGGATCTTGTAGAAGCACATGTAAATGGCCTTTCTAAAGATATTGCCATGGTAGAAAACTTAGGAAGCAATCCAAAAACAGCATTAAAAATTTTAATGGATGCCGCAGCAAATAAAGATTGGGTAAAAGGGATTGAAGACAATAAAACTAAATCGTCTCGTAAACGTGCACAAGTCATGTTTGATGAGTTTAGCGGGGGTAATTCTCCTCAGTCTCAAGTGCTTGCAAACTTAGGTCTAGCGTATCGATCAATGAATGTGGCCTCCATGTTAGGCGGCACTACCATTGCCTCGATTGCCGATCAGGCAACTATTGCAAAAACTGCAAGTGTGCATGATCTTTCATATCGTAAAGCTTTCGGGGAATTAATCGGACAGCTAAACCCAGCCAATAAAGCCGATCGAGAACTAGCGCATAGTTTAGGTTTGGCCACAGAAGAAATGCTAGGCTCAATTGCACGCTGGTCAGATGATGGACTAACAGCGACTTACGGTAAATCTGAGAAATTAGCTCGTATATCAAGTGGTGTTGCAACCCAAGTAATGCGAGTGTCTTTTTTAAATGCTCTTACTTCTGCTTCTAAAGTTGGATTTACTAAACAGCTTATGGAGAAGTACGGGCGTTTAAGCCGTTCCAAAGCTTGGAATGATTTAGATGTTCAAGATAGAGAATTGCTTTCAAATACTGGTTTAAATGAACGCGCTTGGCAAGTATTCCAATTAGCTGAACCAGTTGTGGACCGTAAAGGCAATCAATTAATGTCAGCTCGTTCTATCTATGAAATTCCAGATGAAAAACTACTAGCGACAATGGATAGTGATGTTAAAACTCTGGTAAATAATATCGATAGTCAAATTAAAGAACTTGATAATCGTAATGCTTTAGATGATCAGAGAATTGCAAATAAGTCACAACGCAATGATGAGATCAAGCGTCAATTGTCACAACGTCTTTTAGACTATGCTAATCGAAAAGATGCTAAAGCACAGGCAGAGAAACAGGCTTTACAAGATCGTATTGATTTGATTGATGTACAAAAAGAATATGCAGCCGCTCAGGCAGATATGACTACACATATCCGCAATTTAAAAAATAAGGATGAACTGAAGAGCTTTATTGATAACATTACTCAAGGTAAGGCTATTGATAATATTTCAGCAAATGCGGAAAAATTAGGCCGTAATCTTGAATCATTAGACAATAAAGTTGCGCTACAAACTAGAAAATTGAAAGATCAAATAAATGACTTTGAAAAAGAAATTCAGGGTAAATTTAATGATTTTAATGAATTACTAAATAGTAAAACCAAGTTATCAAAAGAGAAGCTTGCAGAATATGAAGGGAAACTTTCTGACCGACTAGGCCGCTATGCAGGTCGTCGTGATGTAATAACAGCTAAACAGATTGACACACTCAATGCTTTAAAAGAAATTGTTGCTTTGAAACAAGATCAACTAAGTACTGAGTTTGAAATCAAGAAAGCAAAAACTCAAACTAAGATTAAACAAAAAACAGATCAAAAAATTGATAAATCTTTAGAACGAAATACAAGTAGAGATTATCAAAGCGGTGAAAATCTTGGGCGTAGACTAGGTAATGCAGAACGTCGTTTGGTTGAGATACGTGCCAAAATTCGTAAATCTGACAGCGAAGCCAATAAAGCGATTTCAAGAAAATATAAAGATCTAGATAAACAGGTAAATGATCTTGATAAAGAATTTAATGAATATCAAGCTAAAGTTAATGAAAGACAATCTCGACGAAACGCTATTTCACAACGCTTAACAGATAGTATTGATAGTGAAAAGCAACTTCTAGCAAAACAAATCAAGGATGAAGTAGCCTCACAGCTTCAAGCGCACTTACTTGATGAGCAGGGCATGGCAGTAATTGAAGCAGGACTTCGTGAACGTACATGGATGCAAGTAGGCGCAAAGGGAACTATTACAGGTGAAGTGACAAAGGGCTTGATGCAGTTTAAATCCTTCTCAGCTTCATTTTTAATGCGTCAAGGTAGTCGAACCATGGCCCAAGAAGGCTTAAAAGGCAAAGCTGCCTATGCTATTCCTTTGGCTGTAACTATGACTTTGCTCGGTGGGCTTGTTGTTCAATTGCGTGAATTACTAAATGGTAATGACCCGCAAACAATTTATGACAGCAGCGACCCTAAAAAAGCGAGCAGCTTCTTTTTGCGTTCTGTAGTTGCTGGTGGTGGTTTACCTGTGCTTGGTGACATTTTGGTAGCTGGCACAGACACATCCGGTCGTGATGCAAACTCTTTTGTCTCTGGTCCACTTGGTAGTGATTTTACTTCCTTGCTTGGTTTAACTGTCGGCAATCTCACACAGTACAATGAAGGGAAAGACACAAATTTCAGCAACGAAGCCTTTAAATTTGTGAAAGGTAAAATACCCGCACAAAACTTGTGGTATACAAAAGCGGCAATTAATCGTATGTTCTTTGATGAAATTCAAGATACTATTGCCCCCGGCTATCGAGAGAAAGCTTTACGCAAAGCAGAGCGGACACAAGACCGTGAGCGCTTCTGGGGTGATGATATTAACGATATTAGAGCGCCTAATTTTGAGAGAGTAGTAGAATGATTAAGGCTTTAAGTTTAATAACAATATGCATTTCAATGGTCGCTTGTGCGTCAGTTCCGCGTGATACAAGCGTTCAATTGCTTGATAGTGATAGTACTTTGATTAATGGCTGTAAAAAGTTAGGCCCTATTAATACTGATACGCGGGGAAATCCTTTTAACTTTGCTGATAAAGCTGATTCAGAATTTAAGCGAATTGCTAAAGATAAATATGGGGCAGACTCCGCCGTTATTACATATCGGAGCAATTTGCCAGCGGGCAGAGTAGTTATGCAGGGCACGGCGCTAAAGTGCTATTAGTGAAGATGTAAACCACACAACAAACCTGAATTTAATCCCCCTTATAAGTTGTTTATATAGGGGGATTTTTTATGTCTAAAGAAAAGAAAGTTGGTCATTTAAAACCTGAGACAAAAGAGCGGCTAGAACTCTGTTTAGAAATGGCTGCCTCAAGCTCTGTGGATTTAATAACAGAAGCATACGGGCAAGACATTTTTGATAAGCAAGGTCGTGGTGATCTTGTTTGGCTTTATAAGGGGGCTAAAGAAGCCCTCACATGTATGGAGAAACTTAAGCGAATTCTCAATGATGATGAGCTGTCCGTAGGCGATCCAAACGATAGAAAAATTACGCCAGAAATGCAGGCGGCTAAGATATTAGAGCAGGTTGCTGAAAAGCTAGAGAACCGTAAACAGCGTCCGAGCTAATTCATGATTAAGGTCGGTTTTGCTGCGTTCTATCTGGTTTATGCGGAGACATTAAACTGGGTTGTGCCTGATTTTCATCTAGATGTCTGTGACTTTCTGGAAGATTACGGCTCACTCGGTTTATTGATGATGCCCCGTGGGCATGGTAAATCGACCATCCTTGATATTTATAACGCTTGGCGTTTATACAACGAACCAAACCACTTAATCCTTCATCAAGGTGCTACAGATCCAGATGCTTATAAGGTTAGCCGTGGTACTGAGCAAGTATTAGAACGGCACCCGTTATGCCAACTTTTCAATATTAAAAAAGAACGTGGCGAGACTCAAAAATGGTGGGTAACTGGTTCAAATGATGTACGACATGGCTCTATTCATGCACGCGGCATTATGTCTAACGTGACAGGTTCACGTGCTAACGAAATTCAAAATGATGACGTGGAAGTACCGGGCAACATTGGCACCCCAGAAGCCCGTGAAAAGCTAAGATACAGACTCGGCGAACAAACATTTATTTTAATACCGGGTGGGCAAGAGCTTTATGTGGGTACACCACATACCCATGATTCACTCTATTCTGAAATTATGCTCAACCCAGATGCTAAATGTCTTATTTTCAGAATGTTTGAAAAAGAAAAACGATTTGAGCAAATCATTCAGGCTGTTGTTGATTTTAAGCCTATCTATATTTTTAGCGGCATTGGCCGTAAATCAAAGCTATTAATCGAAGGCCAAGATTACCAAGTTGTACAGCAAGGTACAGGCTATTTCATTACTTTTGATGAATCTCATTCTTTAATTGATATCTACAGCGAAGCATTGTGGCCAGAAAGATTTACAGCCAAAGAAATGCAAAAGCGTCGCCGTAAATGTCGAACGCTCAATGAATGGGATTCTCAATATCAGTTACATGCTAAGCCTGTGGGGGATGTGAGATTGAACCCAGATAAAATGATCCCTTATAACTGTGAGCCAGTATTAACGCGTGCTAACGGTATGTGGCGTATGACGTTAGGAGAACGTCAAATTGTTGGTATTACATGCTCTTGGGATCCAAGCTCAGGTAAAACTAAATCTGACGTATCAGCAGTTGAATTGGTATTGCATGATGATCTTGGTAACAAGTATTGGCATAGATCAATTGAATTGACTGGCGAAGTCGTCAAGACAGATGAGCAAGGTAATATCATTGGTGGTCAAGTCTGGCAGTTATGCGACCTTATCGAAGAATTCAACATTCCAAAAATTACAATTGAGACAAATGGAATTGGAAACTTTGCACCTGCAGCATTAAAAGGTGCGTTAAAAAAACGCCGTATCCGATGTGGTATCACCGAGCAACATTCTACCCAATCCAAAAACAAGCGAATTTTAGAAGGACTAGAAGGGCCTTTAGTGTCAGGTATGTTATGGGTACATGTATCTGTAATTGACACGGAAGACGGCGAAAATACATCAAAACAATACAAGCAAATGCAGCAGTTCAACCCAGCTCTATCAGATCAAGAGGACGACCACCTTGATTCACTTGCACGTGCAGTAACTGACTCACCTGAACGAGTAGGAAAATTACACAGAACAATGGAATCTAATGAAAGGCCTAATTGGAGAACAAACGGTGGAGTCGTGGAAGCCACCTTAGATTTCAATGATTAGGTGGTCTTATGTCAGTACCAGAGCAAATACCATATGTGGGCTATATAGCCAACGGGCAATCAACCGAGTTTCCTATTACTTTTGATCTTCATGATCCAGAGTACTTGGTTGTAACGTTGAATAAAGAGATCCCAGTAATAGGCACATATGTTATTGACATGAATGCCTTAAAAGTGGTGTTTGCAACTGCGCCAAAATCTGGTGATCAGGTCGAATTATATCGAGAGACTACTTTAAATCGAGATATAGATTACAAAAGTTACGATAATTCATTTCGTCCTGAAACCGTAAATTATGACTATGACAAGATTTGGCATGTCCTCCAAGAACAGGGAATGATTAATGCTGAAACACTTGCAAAAATTAAAGAAGAGATTGAATGGCGACGCACACATGACGCTAATTTTGATGAATTAACAAAAATGCGTGATGCCCAAATCTTTTCTGGATTAAAGGGGTATATTGACACTTTATATGCGGCCTCTAATCCAAATGTTTTTGATGGAGTAACGGCTGGAATTGTGTTTGCTTTAGATAAAAAGAGCGTTCAAACGCATCTTGAAATCATCTACGAGATGCTGGAAAACAATCGAATTGATTTTGAAGAAGCTTTGGAGTCTGAAAAAAATAGAGCAATTGAGGTTGAGGCTGATCTGCTTAAGCAAATACAAGATGAAGTGTTACGTGCCACTGGTGTTGAAGAAAGTTTACAACTTCAAGTTTCAACATCAAATGCGGGTATCAAATACTTTTCGACTGAAGCTGAATTGTTGGCAACTACACCAGGCGCAACCGACCCAAAACAAGCCTATGCATTTGATACCAAGAAAAATTATTTATGGACAGGTGCAATCTGGAAAGATGAAGGGTTAAGCCAATTAGATCAAGCTAAGGCATTCGCTAATGCAAACCCAAACTTTAAAGCAACTGCTATAAATGATCCTTTTGATTTTGATACAAAGTTAATAATGGGTCATTATGATGTAGCCACATCTGTATTAAACAGCTCAACTCATAAACCACCTTTTGATGTCGGGGGTATTTTTATAATTGAGGGCTCGGGTAAGGACTACTTTGCTAGACAACGCTTCTGTACGATTGACAACCAAGAAGCAGTTCGAACAAAAAAAGATGTTTGGGGTGCATGGGACGTTGTTATTAAGTCTGGAGATTTAAAAGCAAAGCCGATTACTGCACCAATTGACTTTAACACTTATAAGAAGTCAGACACTTATACAATTACAACAGCCATACTTTTGCAGTGTACAAATAGACCACCCGTTAATGCTGGTGGGATTTTTGAGGTAAAAGGTACGGGGGCAGACTATCTTACAAATCATGTTTTCAGATCATACGACAACATTGATGCTTCTCGTGCACTCACAAATGTCTGGTCCGCTTGGGATATTCACACAAAGGCTTCAGACCTAAAGCCTAAAGTTGTAGCTTCAGCAATCGACTTTAGTGCTTTTAATGTGCCGGGGCCTTACTCAATAACTAACAATGTTCTAGCTACATGTACAAATAAGCCGCCCACAACCTTTGGCGGAATATTTGAAAACAAGGGTACTGGTGCAGCTTATTACACACATCGAACCTACATGAGTTATAAAGGTGAATTATTTTTTCAACCACTCGAAACTACATGGGGCGCATGGAAGAAAGTTGCAACGACTGACGTTACTGATGCTTTGGCACAACAAATCGCAGCAATTCAAATTCCCGGAACAGGTTTAACTGGGAAAAACGTTTTGATACTTGGCGACTCAATTCCTAATGGGTATCAAAATACAAATAATAGAAGCTTTATTAATATTTTATGTGATCGTTATGCAGCAAATTTAACAAAACATACTTTTGATGGTGCTTGGCTTAGTGCTGGTACTGGAACTATTGCACATAATACACTTTCTCAGACTTTCACCTCACTACCTAACTCAGCTAATTATGACCTAATCATCATTGCAGCTGGGACTAATGATCGCATTGATGAGGTTAACGGAAAACTCGGCGGATTCAATGATCGGGGAGTTGATACATTCTATGGTTCAATACATGTTTTAATACCGGGCTTAAAGTCTAAATACCCAAACGCTCGTATGTTGTTTATTTCACAAATCCCACGAACTGGGTTCCGTTTTACTCCCACTGGAGCTACAGAAGATATAGATAAGAAATATAAAGCGATTGTAGAGGTGTGTGATTACTACGGTGTCCCCGTGTGGGCAGGTCACAAAAACTTCGGTTTTCATCCTGATGACAGCACAGCTTTTAAGACCAAGTATATGCCCGATGGCTTGCATCCAAGTGATGATGGGCAGATCTGGTACGCAAATCGATTGGAACAATTCATTTTAAGTAATGCTAAGTAATACACAGCAAAAACTCACAAGCCCTAGCTTTAAATAGCTTAGGGCTTTTTTATTACTATTAAATTGAGAATGCTATGCAAGAGAACGCGATTCCATGGGTGTTAAAGATTTTTCCAGCTGTAATTGGGGCGATATTGGCGCTTGTGTTAAGTGGTGATATTGATAAGAATGGTAAAATTCAAGTTTCGGCAAGTGTCATTACGAAGTTTGTATGTAGTGTAACTGTTAGCTTATATGGTGGTTCAGCTTTTATAGAGCATTACGGATATCTCGCAACATCAACTATGTTTCAAGGTTTTATCATGTTGATGTTCGCCGTATTTGGCTTGCTGTTTATTGGTATTGCATACCAATCAATTGCATTGCTAAAAGGCAAGTCAATGGCCGAAGTCATTGCGGAAGTTAAATCAGCATTTGTAGCTATCCTTAGTGGAAAGGGTGGTGAAAAGTGAGCAATAAACTTTCTTTAGGGCAAATAATTCAACAGGCTGAATTATTGGGCATTGAACCATCCGCCTTGCAAGCTGTTATTGATGTTGAATGTAAAGGCAGTGGATTTAATCTAGATGGTACACCAGTCATTTTATTTGAACGTCATGTCATGCGTCAGCGTTTGATTGCTAATAATAAGGCAAAAATTGCAGATGAAATGATGCGCAAGCGTCCAGACCTATGTAGCAAAACATCAGGTGGTTACGACCTTTATTCTCAACAGCACAATAAGCTTAATGATGCTGCTAAGTATGACCGCACGAGTGCGCTTGAGTCGTGCTCATGGGGAATAGGTCAGGTGATGGGGTATCACTGGTATGCATTAGATTACCTATCTTTACAAGCATTTATTAATGCCATGTATAAAGATGAGGCTTCCCAACTTGAAGCTATGTGCCGTTTTATCAAAGTTAATGGCTTGGTTAATGCATTAAAAAATAAAGACTGGAAAGCTTTTGCGCGAGGTTACAATGGCCCAGCTTATGCTAAGAATAATTATGATATTAAACTTGCTAATGCTTACAAGTTGCACAGCTCACACAATTAATAGTAATGTGAACGTCTCTATTTGTGTGAGAGCGCTTTGAGCAAAATTATTCTCAAAATTTTCATATTTCCAATGTATTGAGAATATATTTGCTCATTTCTAGTATATTATGCAGCTAATCAAAATTCGCAATACAGCAATTGATCGAAGTGTAGATCTATTAGCTGAATTCGATAAAAATAATGAAGTCACCAAAATTTACGACTACAATGGCAATGAGTTAAAGATTAATTTCTTGCGTGATGAAGTCTACTATAAAAAATTGTGGTGGCAATTCCAGAAGAAGCAATCTACCTGACTGGCAAAGACTTAGCATAATCTGATTTTATTTGATCACAATAATCTGCCCAGCTTTGCATCATTTCTCTTCTTTTATCTAAGTGCTTAGTCCGGTTATATGCTCGACCATGCATATCTTTAACCTTGTGTGCTAATTGCTGCTCAATAATCTCAATTGGATAGTTAAGTACTTCCTCTAAGATTGTTCTAGCCGAAGCACGGAAGCCATGGCCGCACACTTGCTCAGAAGTATAACCAAGTCTACGTAATGCTTGGTTTATTGTATTTTCTGACATTGGTTTAAGCTTGCTGGTCATGGATGGAAATACATACTCACTTTCACTATCTGGATCAAAAGTCAGTTCCTTAAGTCGTAGCAACAGCTCCTTAACTTGCCTAGGGATTGGTACAAGGTGTTGAACACCAGTTTTGTTTCTTGTTTTTGGTGGGGTATATCTCCAAAGATCAATTTCTAAATCAATATCTGGCCACTTTGCATAACGTAATTCACCAGGGCGAACAAATACATAAGGAGCAATTTTTAAAGCAATTTGGGTTATGAAGGTGCCTTCATAAAAATCGATGTCATAAAGTAGTTGAGCAAATTCATTCGATTCAGTTAGAGCTGATAAATGTTTTACTTTAGGTGTTTTTAATGCGCCTCTTAAGTCTTGAGTTACATCACGTTCGCATCTGCCAGTGGCAACGCCATATCTCATGATTTGACCACATTTAACTTTAACCTTTTTCGCTGTCTCTAATTTTCCCTGCTTCTCATAAATACGACAGATATTTAAAACTTCTACTGGCGTAACTTTATCAATAGGTTTTTTCCCAATATTAGCGTTTATAACTTGAAGTAATCTTTTGTGTCCACGGATAGTTGATTCGGCAAAATCTTGTTTACTTTCCCATTCTGCAGCAACAGCACTAAAAGTATTTTTTTCGGAGTTTACGTGTTCTTGTTCAACTCTTTTACGTTCAACTTGTGGATCTATATTTTGTGCTAGCAATGTTCTAGCTTCATCTCGTTTAGATCGAGCATCGGCAAGGCTCACTTCTGGATAAGATCCGAAGCCTATAGTGTTTCTCTTTTTTGTATAAGGACGTGAATAATCAAACCGCCAAAACTTATTTTGGTTTTTATCTATAAGCAAATAGAGACCCGAACCGTCAGAAAGTTTCATGGATTTTCCATTTTCTGATTTGGCCTTTTTAATCTTAGTATCAGTAAGCGGGACAACGGTTTTGGGCATTTTTGCGGTACCAATTTTGCGGTATTTCAT